ATCGTGATGAACCGCTTCGCGCTGTACTCGCGAGGCACTGGCACGAACAGCACCCGCATCGAGTCGATGTGGACGGGGCAGGCGGATGTGTCGGCTACTCAGTCGATCACGTACTCCTCGACCTCGACCAATGATGTGCGGGTGACGAACGCAATCACGTATGGGTTTATCTCGCAGATCGACTCGACGGGTGGAACGACCTCGGGAACCGTGAGCACGTCCGGTTCCGCAGTAGCTGCGGCGTCCACGATGGCCAGCACGGCTGTGGACTCGCTGATTACCGGCCCCAATGCGTGGATCACCGGCTCCAACATGATGATGGTGCCGATCAGCACCACACTGCCGTCGGGCGAGTTCTGGCTTGCCCACATGCACTCGATCTCGTCTACCGGATCGACCACTGGCGGCGGTAACTACCTTGCCGGCACTGCGTTCAACTCCTCGCAGGGCCGCATGTGCATCCTCGACCCTGTGCTCACCGCGTTCAAGCAATTCGGCAACACGACGGTCGGCAACTCGTCCTCCCAAGTGGTGCCGTTCAAGGGGCATTTCGCCACGACTACGACCGCTGCGCCTGCCGGCATGGCGACCAGCGACATCCGCGCGAGCACCGGCCGCCTTTACTGGAACTTCATCAGGAGCACCGTTTGAAGCCTCAACTATTGCTGCAGGAGTTCTCGGTCGGAGGTCTCCACAACGGCGACGTGGGGAAGATGCGCTCGCGCATCAAGCAGTCGGCCGCGTGGAAGCGCCAGCGCATCGTGGTCATCATCCCGGCTGGCGGGACGATCCCCACGAAAGTTGCGCTCACGCACTGGAACTTGGTGTTTCCGCCCAACAACGCGGTGGCACGCATCGCCGCTGTGGGCATGGAAGTAGGCGAGGCGTACAGCACGGCCATCGAGAACATCCTCGCGCATCCCGAACTGTCGCAGTGGGAGTACATCCTCACCATCGAGCACGACAACATGCCGCCGCACGATGGCGTCGTGAAGCTGCTCGAGCGCATGGAGGCGCATCCTGAGTTCGCGTGCGTCGGGGGCTTGTACTTTACCAAGGGCGCGCATGGGACAGCCGGCGGGGTTCCGCAAATCTGGGGCGACCCGAAGGACCCCGTGCTGAACTTCCGTCCTCAACCGCCCTGCCCCAATGGCGGGTTGACTGAGTGCAATGGAACCGGCATGGGATTCAACCTGTGGCGCATGTCCATGTTCAAGGATCGCAAGCTGCGCCGCCCGTGGTTCGTCACCGAGAAGCAGCACGGCGTGACCACGCAGGATCTGTACTTCTGGATGGACGCCAAGAAGCGCGGATACCGCTGCGCCATCGACTGCAGCGTGAAGGTCGGCCACTACAGCCTGGAAGAGGACTTCGTGTACTGATGGCTACGAAACGAGAACCCAAGACTGTCGTGGTGAAACTCGACCACACGAACCTCGCTGCGGCGCGGAAGAAACTCCCGCAGGCGAGCAACAGCGTGGACGAGTTCGAGATCATCAACCTGGTGCAGTTCCTGACGCCGGCCGAGCGCATCACGTTCGCCAACGAACTGCACCGCGCGCTGAAGAAGGGCGGCCGTGCGCAGATCAACGCGCCGCACTGGTGCTCTGCTCGCGCGTTCGGCGACATGGAGTTTCAGTGGCCTCCCGTCAGCGAGACGTGGATCCACCATTTGAACGCGGAGTGGCGGAAGGCAAACGCACCGTGGGGCAAGCGCTACCGCTGCGACTTCGATGTCAGCGGCGGATACGGACTGCATCCTGCGGTGGCTGCGCGCAACCAGGAGTACCAGATGCACGCCATCTCGTTCTTCAAGGAAGCCGCGCAGGATCTGGTGTTCACCCTGATCAAGAGGTGATGCGTGTTTGAATCGGGGGCGTTCCAGGCAGATGCGCTACAGCGAGGCGGTGAGATCCGTCTCGCCGTCAGCGCGTTCGAGATTGCCGGGTTCCAGTCGTCTCCGTTTCAGGGCGTCATTGGCGCCAACGCTGCGAGCTCGCCGGTCACGTGGGTTGCCTCGCCGTCTGCTGGCAGCGTTGCCATCACCGGCTATGCGCCTGCACTTGTAGGGACGGTATACCCTGACGCTGCATCGGTAGCCATCACCGGATACGCCCCTGCGCTTGTCACGACCACGTATCCCACTGTTGGGTCTGTGGCGCTGACGGGTTATGCGCCGACGCTGGTCACGACGGTCTATCCGGATGTGGTGGCGATCACCATCACCGGCTACGTGCCGACGATCGACATTGCATCGTCGGCGCTCACGCCTGCTTACGACGAGGTTCTGCTGACGGGCTACGCGCCCACGCTGGTCACCACGGTGTATCCCGGCGTTGGCAGTGTGGCGATCACCGGCTACGCGCCCGGGATCGCACTCAGCACGCCGGTGACGTGGATCGCGCAGCCTGGCGCTGGGAGCATCGCATTCACCGGCTACGCGCCAACCATCGTGCAGGCAGGTGGGCCGCTGACGCCGGATGCGGGCAGCGTGACAATCACGGGCTATGCACCGGACATCGCAACGGGAATCGGCGGCACGTGGGTGCTCGAGCCAGCCGCGGGGAGCGTGGCGCTGACGACCTACGCGCCAACGGTGAACCTGACGGACAACAACCTGCTGACCCCGGCTGCTGGATCTGTGGTCATCACGGGCTACGCGCCGACGCTGCCCGGCCACGAAGACGACAGCAGCAAGTACCCGCAGCACATCCTGCGCCTCGGCGCGGCCATGAACAGGTGAAGACATGGACACTCGAGCAGACAACCTGATCCGCCGGCACGACCGCCTGAAGAGCGAGCGATCGGTGTGGGAGGCGCACTGGCAGGAGATCGCCGAGCGGGTGTGGCCCGACCGCGCGCTCTTCATCAGCAAGGTGCCGCGCACCGAGGGCGAGAAGCGCACCGAGAAGATGTTCGACGCCACCGCGGCGCTGGCCCTCACGCGCTTCGCTGCGGCGATGGAGTCGATGTTGACCCCGCGCACCGCGAAGTGGCACCGCCTGCGCGTGGCTGACGAGAAACTGAACGAGCAGCCCGCCGTGCAGCGGTATCTGGACGAGATCACGAACATCCTCTTCCGCGTGCGCTACTCGGCGCGCTCGAACTTCTCCTCGCAGATGCATGAGTCCTACATGAGCCTCGGCGCCTTCGGCACCGGCGGCATCCTGGTGGACGACATGCTGGGGCAGGGCATCCGCTACAAGTCCTGCGACCTGGCGAACCTGTACTTCTGCGAGAACCGCCACGGCATCGTGGATACGGTGCATCGCGAGTTCCAATACACCGCGCGCCAGGCTGTGCAGCACTTCGATGAGGCCAAGCTGCCGGGCAAGATCCTGACGCTGGCCGAGAAGCATCCCGACGAGAAGTTCACCTTCGTGCACTGCGTGAAGCCCAACGAGGAGCGCGCTGCGGGCCGGCGTGACTACAAGGGCATGGCCTTCGCGTCGTACTACCTGTGCCTCGAGGAGCGCTGCATCGTCGAGGAGGGCGGCTATCGCACGATGCCCTACGCGCTGGGCCGCTACATCACGACGCCGAGCGAGACCTACGGCCGCTCGCCCGCGATGCTGGTGCTGCCCGAGGTCAAGATGCTGAACGAGATGCGCAAGACCGACCTGCGCGCTCGCCACCGCGCGCTGGATCCGCCGCTGTTGCTGCAGGAGGACGGCGTGCTGCAGGCTTTCCAGATGCACCCCGGTGCGCTGAACTTCGGCGGCCTGAACGAGCGCGGCGAGGAGATGGTCAAGGCTCTGCGCTACGAAGGCCGCATCGACCTGTCCACCGAGACGCTGGAGATGAGCCAGCGGGTAATCAACGACGCCTTCCTGGTGACGCTGTTCCAGATTCTGGTGGACGCGCCGAACATGACCGCCACCGAGGCGATGCTGCGCGCGCAGGAGAAGGGCGCGCTGCTCGCCCCGACGATGGGGCGGCAGCAGTCCGAGATGCTGGGTCCGCAGATCGAGCGCGAGATCGACATCCTGGCGCACGCGGGGATGCTGCCCGAGATGCCGCCGGAACTGCTCGAGGCGGGCGGCGATGTCGAGATCGAGTACGTGAGCCCGCTGAACCGTGCCCAGCGTGCCGAGGATGGTGTGGCGATCCTGCGCACCTTCGAGGCCGTGGCACCGCTGGCCGAGATCGACCCCGAGGTGAAGTTCGCGTTCGACTGGGTGAAGGCCGCGCGCGAGCTCGCCAGCATCAACGGGATGCCGTCCAAGATCCTGCGCAGCGACGACGAGATCGACGCCATGAAGGAGTCGAGCCAGCAGCAGGCGCAGGCCGGCATGATGCTCGAGGCCGCACCGATCGTGGCGGACACGGCGAAGACCTTGGCTGAGACCCAGCAGCTGGCGAGCCAGGGCATCCCGGGCATCATGCCCACGGCGACGATCCAATGATCGAGCGCGTCAAGCAGATCCTCCAGCGCCGGCGCGCGTACCGCACGGCGTTCCTCGACTCGCAGGGCCGGCTCACGCCGCACGGCGAGGCGATCATCGCCGACTTGAAGCGCTTCTGCCGGTTCGAGCAGTCGATCACTGTCATCTCACCGATTTCGAGGCAGACCGACGTGCCTGCCTCGTTCCAGGCCGAGGGGAGGCGCGAAGTGCTGAACCGCATCCTGGCCCACCTGCACGTCAGTGACGCGGACCTCGTCCGCATTCAAGAGAGGCTCGAAGACCATGAGTGAACAAGCAGGGTCCGTCCTGGCGGCGGGCAACCCGGCAGCAGGGCAACCGCCCGCGGCCGGCGGTGAAGGCGCACCGGCAGCAGTGGGTGGCGAGGGCTGGGTCAGCACCCTGCCTGAGTCTGTCCGCGGCGTGGTGCTCAACAAGGGCTGGAAGGGACCGGAGGATGCGATCCAGTCCTACACGAACCTCGAGAAACTGCTCGGCGCCGACAAGGCGGGGCGTGCGATCGTGCCGCCGAAGGACGACGCGCCGGCCGAGGAGTGGGGCGCGTTCTGGGGCAAACTCGGCCGACCGGAGACGCCGGAGGGCTACCAGATCGAGACGCCCGAGGGGATGCCGCAGGAGTTCGCCCAGGCGGCGGCGCAGAAGTTCCATGAGCTCGGGATCCCGGCCAAGCAGGCGCAGGCGCTGGTGGCCTTCAACAACGAGTTCGTCGCCAAGCAGATCGAGGCGCAGGAGGCGGCTGCGGATCAGCAGGCGATCCTCGACGTGCAGGATCTGCAGAAGGAGTGGGGCACGAACTACGATGCCAATGCGGAACTGGCCCGGCGTGCTGCGCGCGAGGCGGGGCTGTCGGCCGAAGAGGGCAAGACCCTCGAGCGAGCGCTGGGCGTGAAGCGCGCGGCGCAGATGATGGCGAAGCTCGGGCAGCAGTTCGCCGAGGCGGCCTTCAAGGGCGAGGACGGTGGAAGCCCGAGAGTCTCGACGCCGGAGCAGGCGAAGGCGCGGCTGGACATGCTGCGTGCGGACCCTGCCTGGGTGACGCGATACATCAGCGGTGATGTGAACGCGCGGACGGAGTCCGAGCGCCTGCACCGTATTGCGTTCCCAGATCCTGCGAGTTAGGGTCGAGTCGTCCCGGGGTTGGCGCGCAACACAATCGCAGCCGACCCCGGGACACGCGGAGAACCGAAAGGCCCGCTGACGCGCAGAAGCGCCGCCCGGCTCGGGCGTGACCGAGCAAGGAATCGGCCCCGGGAAACTGGACAAGCCTTCCGAGAACGAGTGACCAAAACCGTTTTCTGGAGGGACAACCATGTCCATCAACGTACCGACTCACTTCATTCAGGAGTACTCGACCAACATCCAGCTGCTGTTGCAGCAGAAGGGGTCGAAGCTCCGCAACGCCGTGATGACCGGCTCGCACTCGGGCAAGCAGGCTTCGCCTGTTGACCAGTACGGCAAGGTCGAAATGCAGCAGGTCTCGACCCGCTTCGAGTCCATGCCGCGCGTCGATGCACCGACCGACCGCCGCTGGGTGGCGCCGACCGACTACGATCTGCCGCAGCTGATCGACACCCTCGACAAGCTGCGCCTGATCCGCGACCCGCAGTCGTCCTACGTGCAGAACGCCGTCATGGCGGCTGGCCGTCAGTTCGACCGCCTGATCTGCGGCGCCTTCTTCGGCACCGCTCTGACGGGCGAGGCGGGCGGCACCAGCACGTCGTTCACGGCGGGCAACGAGGTCGATGTCGCTGTTGGCGGCGCGAACTCGAAGCTGAACGTGGCGAAGCTGCGCGAAGTGAAGCGCCTGATGATGGGCAACTTCGTGGACTTCGACATGGAGCAGGCGTATGTGGGCATCACTGCCTACGACCACGACGCGCTCCTGGGCGAGATCCAGATCACCTCGGCCGACTTCAACGGCGGCCAGGCGGTTCTGCGCGATGGTGCGATCGCGTCCTTCATGGGCTTCGACTTCATCCACTGCGAACTGATCGAGACGGTGCTCGCGGGCACCAACGAGGTCACGCTTCCGGTGTGGGTCAAGTCGGGGATGCACCTCGGCGTGTGGAACGAGATCTCGAACACGGTCTCGATCCGCCACGATCTGCGCAACGAGCCCTACCAGTTGTACACCGTGATGACCGCCGGCGCGACGCGCTTGGAGGAGAACAAGGTGTACGCGATCGAATCCTACCGCTAATCGAGGGCTGACCCATGGCAGTCGTAGCAGTCAAATCGGCGCAGATCACCAACCGGGATGCAACCCCGATGGTGCGCAACAACGCTCGCACGGCCGGTGGCCGACTGATGCACAAGCGTGCCATCGTCGCCATCACCAGCGGCGATTCGTCCACGTCCACCTATCGCCTGTTCGAGATCCCCTCGAACGCGGTGGTGGTGAGCGTGCGCGTGTCGTCTCCGGACATCGGCACCACGACCGCGGCGGACATCGGAATCTACCAGACCACTGCCAACGGCGGTGCGGTGGTGGACGCCGATCACTTCGCCTCGGCGGTGTCGCTGTCGGGTGGTGCGATCAGCAAGTCCGACGTCACCCACGAAGCCGCGGTGTACACCCTGGCGAACGGCGAGAAGCCGCTGTGGGACGCGCTGGGCCTGACCGCGGACACGCTTCGTGGCTATGACGTCGTCGCCACCCTGACGGGTGCGGCTGACGCCACTGGCACGGCGCTGTTCGAAATCGACTACACCGTCTGACCCCTGGTGGTGTGGTGGGGCGGTTCGCCGCCCCTTTTTTTCATCTGGAGGTGATTCGTGGCTGACCGTTTCTATTCCGTCATCAAGGGCGAGCACTTCCCGAGCCAGGTCACCGAGGGCGCCAGCACGTCGAGCGAGGCGATCGAGCTTCGCGTGAGCGACACCATCTACACCGACAAGATGGCTGTGCTGCTGGGCCTGAAGGCGATCGAGGCTTACCTGCAGACCCGCGAAACGAACCCGATCGCGTAGTGAGGCTGCATGGCCTCACAGGTCGAGATTGTCAACCGCGCGCTGGTCAAGATTGGCGAGGCGCGCATCACGTCGATGGACGACAACGTCCACGCGGCGCGCACTGCGTCGGCGATCTGGGACACGCTGCGAGACTCTGAGCTCCGCGCCCGCAACTGGAACTTCGCGATCGTCCGCGACTCGCTGGCTGCGCTGGTGGACACGCCGGCGTTCGGGTTCGACTACCAGTACCAGCTGCCGTCTGACTGCCTGCGGGTGGTTCAGGTGGGCGAGTACTTCCCCTACGTGAACCTCGGCGACTACCGCGGCTCGAGCACTGCGATGTGGCAGATCGAGGGCGGGAAGATCCTGACTGATCTGGGTGCACCGCTGAAGGTGCGCTACGTCTCGCGCGTAGAGACGACGGGTGAGTGGGATCCGACGTTCGTCGAGTGCTTTGCCTGCAAGCTGGCGGTGGAGTTGGCCGAGGCGCTGACGCAGTCGAACACGAAGCGGGAGTTGGCCTGGAACGAGTACAAGGAAGCGCTCAGGATGGCGAATCGGTCGGATGCGATCGAGAACCCCCCCGAGGACGTGCAGGACACACCCTGGATCATCGCGAGGCTCTGAGCCGTGGCAAAAGCCTCGCCCATGCAGAACGCTTTCAACGCAGGCGAGTTCGCGCCCGAGCTCGACGGTCGTGTCGATATTGGCAAGTACGGCAGCGGATGCCGCTTGCTGGAGAACTTCATCCCGATGGTGCAGGGGCCGGCTCGGCGTCGGGCTGGCACGAAGTTCGTGGCCGAGGTGAAGAACAGCGCGGCTCGCACGTGGCTTGCGACGTTCGAGTTCGACGTGGACGAGGTCTACGTGCTGGAGTTTGGGCACCAATACATCCGCCTGTTCACCGACAACGGTGTGGTGCTGGGAGTGCCGGTGGGCACGTGGGCGACGGCCACGGTCTATGCGGCCGGTCGCACGGTGACGGAGGCCGGCGTCGATTACTACTGCATCACGGGTCACACCTCGGGCGCTACGTTCGCGGGTGACGCGGCCTACTGGTACGCGCAGCCTTCGACGGGCGAATACGAGATCCCTACGCCGTGGGGAACTTCGGACCTGGTGAACAGCGACGGCACGTTCGCGCTGCAGATGGTGCAGTCGGGTGACGTGCTTTTCATCTGCCACCCTGACTACCACCCTCGGTCCCTGATCCGCCGCGCTGCGCTGCGCTGGACGCTGACGGAGACGGATGTCGAGGGCGGCCCGTTCGACACCTACGATCCCGACGAGACCACGACGGTCTACGCATCCGCCGCGACGGGCAGTGGCGTGACTCTGCAGTCGAGCACTGACATCTTCGCATCGACTGACGTGGGGCGGCTGTTTTATCTCGAGTCGAAGAAGGCGAACGGCGTCTCGAAGTGGGAGACAGGGAAGACGGTCGCGCTGAATGATCTGCGGCGCTACGCGGGCAAGACTTACAAGTGCACCGATGCAGGTACGACCGGCAACATCCCCCCGACGCACACCGTGGGCGCCGAGTACGACGGAAACGACACGACGGCTGCGGCGCAGTGGGAGTTTCAGGATCCCGGCTACGGCTGGTGCGAGATCACCGCCTTCACTGACGCGAACACGGTGACGGCGACGGTCCTGTCGCGCATTCCCGACCAGGCGGTGGGCGTGGGCAACCCCAGCACGCGCTGGGCGTTCGGCAGTTGGGGCAGCGTGCCCGGGTATCCGACGCACGTGTGCTTCTTCCGCAACCGCCTGTGCTTTGCCCGGGCTGGCGACCGGAAGCTGTGGTTCAGCGTGTCTGCCGACTACGAGAACTTCCGCGACCGTGACTTCGGCGGACTGGTGACCGCGGACATGGCGGTGACGTTGACGGTGGAGGCGGACCAGTCCGCGAACAGCATCCAGTACCTGGTGGCCGGGCAGAACCTGGTGATCGGCACGGGTGGTGGCGAGTACATCTGCTCGGAGATGACGGACAGCGACCCTTTCGGGCCGGCGAACGCGACCGTAAAGGTGGCCTCGAAGTTCGGCAGCCGTGGAGCGCGGCCGGTGCAGATTGGCGGCTCGGTGCTGTTCGTGCAGCGATCGGGACGCCGCCTGCGCGAGATCGTCTACGACTCGATCCAGGACGGCTACCAGTCGCAGGATATGTCGATCCTTGCTGGTCACTTGGTGCCGAAGGGTACGAGCATCCGGCAGATGGCGTACCAGAAGGAGCCCCACAGCGTGGTGTGGGCTGCGCGGACGGACGGCCTGCTGCTGGGCTTCACGTTCAACCGCGAGCAGTTCACCGAGCCACCCTATGGGGGCTGGCACCGTCATCAGTTGGGCGGCGACGGGATCGTTGACTCGCTTGTCTGCGTGCCCTCGGTGGACAACGACCGTGATGACGTGTGGATGATCGTGAGGCGCACGATCGGCGGGGTCTGGCAGCGCTACATCGAGCGGATGATGCCGGAGTACGAGGATGGCGATGACCAGGCTGATGCGTTCTACGTGGACTGCGGTCTGACCTACGACGGCGTGGCGGCGGACACGATCAGCGGGCTGGATCACCTCGAGGGTCAGACGGTGGACGTGCTGGCTGATGGGGCCACGCATCCCCAGTGCGTGGTGACCTCGGGCGAGATCACGCTGAACCGCGAGGCGTCGGTGGTGCATGTCGGCTACGCCTGCCCTGCGATGCTGCAGACGCTGCGCATCGAGGCGGGGGCGACTGACGGGACGGCGCAGGGCAAGACTAAGCGCATCAACCGGATGGTGGTGCGGTTGATGGACACGCTGGGCGGGGAGATCGGGCCGAGCCTGACGCAGACGGACGAGATCCTGTACCGCACGCCGAACGATGACATGGATGCGGCGGTGCCGATCTTCACGGGCGACAAGGAACTGGCCTGGCCTGCGGGTTACGAGAAGGAGGGCTACATCTGCTTTGTGCAGAACGATCCGCTGCCGGCGACGGTGGTGGCGCTGATGCCGCAAGTCACGACTCAGGATCGCTGAGATGGAGTGGCACGCCTTCCGCCCTGACGACCTGCAGTACCTGATGCTGCAGAAGTCGCAGGAGCACTTCGCGCCGCTACTGCAGGACGCTGAATACGGCGAGACGCTGTACGCGGCCGGGCCGGCGATCACGGTGGTGGACGATGGCGAGGTGCTGGCCTGCGGTGGTCTGGTGCATCTGTGGGCGGGTCGAGCGCAGGTGTGGTCGCTGATCTCGAGGAACGCCGGGCGTCGATTCGTGCGGATCTTCCGCATCATGCAGGACTTCCTCGAAGAGCATCCGGTGACTAGGGTAGAGGCGACGGTGGATGCGGGATTCACGCAGGGCGTCCGCATGATCGAGATGCTGGGCTTCTCGCATGAGGGGCTGATGAAGGCATACCAGAACGGTAAGGACGCGCACCTGTATGCGCTGGTGCGCGGCAGGAGGATGCACTGATGGCAGTCTGGGCGATGGTTGCAGCTGCTGCCATGAAGGCGGTGGGCGAGTTGCAGGCGGCTGACGCGCAGAGCGAAGCCCACCAGTACAACGCCGATGTGGCGCAGGCGAAGATGCTGACGGAGCAGCAGCAGACGACCTCGCGCGACGAGGCGCTGAGATCGAAGCAGGCGCAGATTTTGGGACAGCAGCGGGCTGCGATCGGACAGGCGGGCGTGGGGCTTGATGGATCCGCGGCGGCGATCACGAAGCAGTCTGCGATCAATGCCGAGCTTGACTCGATGATGACCCGCTACGAGGGCGACCTGCGGGCGTGGGGCTTCCAGGCTGAACGCAAGCAAGAGAAGTTCGCCGCCAGCACCGCGAAGAAGGAGGGCTACTTCAAGGCGGCCGGCACGATCCTGAACGGGGCCGGCAACTACTTCGGCGGCGGGAGCATCTGAGCCGTGCCTAGAATCCCGGTGTACGAACAGCAGATTGTCCCGAGCGGCGGCCTTCAGGCGCCGCGGATGCAGTACTACGGGCAGGGTGAGGGTCTGCAGTCTGTCGGCGACACGGTGATGCGCGCCGCCAACGACCTACAGGAGCAGCAGCGCCAGCGCGAGGAGGATGACGCGCGGCTGTGGGCGAACGGTGCGGCCGAGCAGGCGCAGCTGGATGCAACGGGTTTTGCGATCAAGTCGCAGGAGACGGCGCCACCGGGCGCAGATGGCTACACCCCTTCGGTGCTGAAGCAGTTCGACGACTACGCCACGCAGGCGGTGGCGAACGCGCCCACGCCGCGGGCGAAGGAACTGCTGCAGGCGCACCTCGCGCGCACCCGTTCCAGCCTCGGCATGAGCTCGATGCAGTGGGAAGCGAACGAGCGCGTGCGCTACCGTGGCTCGCTGCTGGAGCAGTCGACGGACCTCGCCGCGAAGAACGTGTATGCGAACCCCGACGACGCGGAGTTCCGGTACGCGAAGCAGATCGACGCGATCAACCAGACGCAGGGCATCGACGAGCGGACGCGGCAGGAGCAGCGCGAGAAGGCTCGGAAGGACATCGCGTGGTACGCGGTGACAGGGATGATCGACAAAGACCCCGAGGGCGCGCTGAAGCGGCTGGAAGCGCAGTCGAAATACGGAGCTCGCCCTGATGGCACCGCCAAGCAGAACGGCTGGCTGGGACCGCTGAAACTGCCAGACGGCGGCGTGGCTACGGAATACTCTGTCGGTATCACCATCGGCGGCAAAGAGGTGGACATTCCGACGCTGGTGCCGACGCTCACGAAGGCCGAGCGGGATCTGATGGTGAACGACATCATCCCGAACGAGAAGCCAATCCCCGACAGCATCATCGAGAAAGCTGCGGCGCACGCGCGCAAGCGGATCGGCGAAGGGAAGAGCCCATTCGCGGAAGGCGCCGAATCGCCCGGCGGCCCCGTGCGTGGTTCCATGTGGAACATGCTCACCGCCGACGAGCAGGCGCAGGCGAAGCGCTACGCGGAGCAGAAGAAGAACGAAGCGGAGACCACCTCGCTGGCCTCTTCGTTCGTGACGGCGGCGAACGCGAGCATCGCGATGCCGGTGGACCCGAACGTGCCCATTGATGTGGCCGGCGCCACCAGCGCAGCAGAAACGCGCCTGGCAGCGCAGGGCGTGACGCTGGACGACAAGCAGCGCCTGCAGCTGCGCGAGTACACCGAGCGGGTCGCGGCGAACGTGGAAATGGACCGCCGACGGATCAACCAGGACCGCGCTGCCACGCTGAACGAGATGGTGGAGAAGAACGGCGGCGACCTGTACGCGGTGATCGCCACGCCGCAGGGAGGCTCGCTGTACAACTCGCTGCCGCTCGAGGAGCAGAACCACGTCCGCACCTACGCCGAGATGAAGCAAAGCGGCGCCGACGTAGTGCGCAACCCGAAGGCGTTTAACGAACTCGACACGAAGCCCGAACTGCTGAAGGTGACGAACCTCGGCGCGCTGCGCGGGCAGTTGACGGGCGAGGACATCGCCTACCTCGAGAAGAAGAAGGAGTCGCTGCTGAACGACCCGCAGGCCGAGCAGAAGCTGATGAGCGACGACAAGGCCATCGCTGCGGTGACGCCTTCGGCCATTCTCGACGACGAGGACGAGTGGGGCCGGTTCAAGGTGGCGGTGAAGGCCGCGGCCGACCGCGAGCTCGCCGGCACAGGGAAGACGACGCTGGGCCAGAAGCGCCTCACCGAGATCGCGGTGGAGCAGGCGCAGATCGTGATGCGCAAGCCCGGCTTCCTGTGGGGCTCGACGCCTGTGCGCCGCTACGAGATCCCCGAAGCCGAGCGCGAAAAGATCATTGAGGCGCTGCAACGCGCCGGCTACGACGAGCCCAGCGAGGCGCAGATCCGCGACCTGTACGACGAGCAGCAGGCGGCTCAATGAACGAGTACGACGAACTGCTCGCGCGCCGAAAGGCGAAGCACCTCGAGAGCTCGCTGGCTGTCGCCATCCGCCGCAACCCTGACGAAGAGGCGAAGCTGCAGGATCTGTCTCGCGCCACGGGCCTGCCGGTGGAAGCGGTGCGCCTGTCCACGCCCGAGACCGAGTACCTGGCGCGGCAGAAGCAGATCGACGCGAACCGCATCGCGCAGCAGTCGAAGGTGCTGGGCGGCTGGCTGACGGACCCGGCGAACGCGGACATTGCCCACGATGACGTGGAGAGCCTCGGCGCACTGGAGACCGGCATCCGCGCCGTGCGGACGCTGGGCACGCTGCCGTTCGATGTGACCAGCGCATCCTTCGGCCTGCTCGAGACCGGCGCCGGGGCGGCGGCGGACTTCATCGACTGGGGCGCCGGCGGGCAGCGGCACGCGAACCCGTTCCGAGCGGTTCAGGACTTCGCGAGCACCTACCGCAAGGGCCAGGCGTGGCGCGCGGATCAGGTGGCGGGTCCGCAGGGTGGGGGACTGGTCGAGCGCAGCATCCTGAGCGGCATCCGGTCCTTCGCGCAGATGGTGCCCGGCACGGCGGCGTCGATCGCCACGGGCAACCCGGCGTGGATGATGGGATCGGCTGGCTTCATGTCGGGCTCGCAATCGGCGACCGCGGCACTCGACAAGGGCGTGCCCGCGTGGCGCGCTGCGATGATCGGCGCCACCGATGCCGAGATCGAAGTCCTGACCGAGATGGCGCCGGCGCTGAAGTTCGTGGAGAGCATCAAGGCCGGCGACTCGTTCGCGAAGTTCCTCGCCAAGCAGATGATGACGGAGATCCCCGGCGAGATGGCGGCCACGCTGGGGCAGTCGTTCAACGCCTGGGCGGGCGGGACGAACGGCGACCAGACCTTCGGCGAGTACGTGAGCACCCTGCCCGAGCAGGAGGCCGAGACCGTCATCGCCACGATGACCATGACCCTGCTCACCGCCGGCCTCGGCCGCGGCGTGGTGAGGGTGCTGGACAAGCAGCAGCAGTCCGAGCAGGCGAAGCAGCACTCTGCGGCGGTGAAGCAACTGATGTCGCTGGCGAAGGCCACCAAACTCGCCGCCCGATCCCCGAAGAGCATGGCCGACCTCGCCAACCAGATGGCCGGCAACGAGGTGCTGTACGTCGATTCCGACGTGCTGATGCAGTCCGCGCGCGAGATGCCGCCGGGGGAGCTCGAGCGGGTGCTGCCGAGCGCCGCTGCCCAGTTGCGCGCCGGCGTCCCCGAGGGCACCCCGATCTCGATCCCCTTGGGCGAGGTGCTGGCCGGCGTACCGGGCACGGCGCTGGAGGAGACGATCGTCCAAAACGCCCGCCAGTCGCCTGATGCGCCGTCTGCCGTGGAGGCGGAGGCCGCCGCGAAGGAAAGCGCGGATATGATGGCGAAGGAGTCCGAGCGGATCGCCAAGGAAGCCGAGGACACGATCGCCTGGCAGGCCAGCGTGGACGCGGTGAAGCAGAACCTGATGGCCCAACTCGAGGCCACCGGTCGCTACACCGCAGACGCCAGCGAAGCCTACGCCACAGCGCTGTCGAACACCTTCGCGGTCCTCGCCGACCGCACCGGCATGACCCCCGAGGAGATGTACGCGCGCTACCCGCTGCGCATCCGCGCCGAGGGGCAGGCTGCCGATATGCTGGACGCTTCCACGCCTCCGGCGCCCCCATCTGCCCCTGCACAGGCGCCCGAGGCGCCGCGTGCGTTCGCAGTGGCGGACGAACGGCTGCAGGACGCCGACTTCCGCCGGCGCATCGAGTTTGCCGTTGCCAGCGGCCTGCAGTCGGTGGCCGACGGGAACATGGCGCTGGTGCAAGACCCGAATTTCGTGCGCGGCGAGTCCGACAAGGGCGGCGAGGTTCCGCTAATCCATTCGCGCTCGACAAACCCGCAGTGGTGGCAGAAGCTGGCGGCATCCGAGGGCGTGTCGGTCGATTACGCGCGGAACGCTGTCCGTAAACTGGTCGCTGGCAAGAAGCTTGGCGAGCAGCAGCAGCGCATCGTGCAGGGCATTCTCGACGCGATGACCGAAGAGGACATCGCGTATTATATCGAGCAGGCCTATGATGCAGGCATTCCGGTCGAGCGCGTTCGCGCGCTGGACCCGGGCGACGAAACGCAGGGGGCAGAATATGTCCGACGACTCCGAGCAGAAATCGACGCCGCCCAGCAAGTGGGGCGCGCTGGCGATGGATCTGTACAAGGCGTTGGATCGCAGGAAGGCGGTCAAGGCGGAGATCAGCCGGCGCAAAGCGGCGGGGATCTGGAAGCCGTCACAGACGACGATTTAGCGGCAGAGGCCGACTACCTCGACGGCATTTTCTCGGGATCGACTCGCGGTAGCAGCGAGCTTTTCCAGTCTGCGTGGCAAGCCAGGCAGACAAATTCAGATGCGTTCAAGCGCTGGAGCAACGACGCTCCGCTGGTGACGGCTGACGAGGCATCCGGCTATCCGTTCAAGTCGGGCAAGAAGGTCGTCGTCGAGGGATTCCACGGCACGAAGCGCCCCGACCGGGTGGGCACGAAGTTCCTGAAGAAGCGCGCCACCTCGGGGCCGATGGCGTTCTTCACCAGTTCGCCGGATCTCGCCAGCAGCTACGCCACCAGCAAGCAGGACACCTCGCTGGCCTACGAGGACGGCGATTATTCGACGTGGTTCAAGGTCAAGGTGCCCGGCGCTCGCAAGCCGGTCGATCTGGTGCGCGCGTGGCACTCGCTGCCGCAGGAAGTGAAGGACAGCCTCGCCGAGCGCCTGCCTGACATTCGCACCGATGACGACGGCAACGTCCTTTATGAGGAAGGCGGCGGCGACATTGGCGCCTATGCGTGGAACCTGAAAGAGACGCAGCGCGGGTGGGACAAGCGCGGCAACCCGCTGAAGGCGGCGGTGGAGACGTGGCTCAACAGCGGCGCGCTGTTCAATCAAGAAGAGCAGTTCATGGAAGTGCTGCGCCTCGCCGGGATGCCGATGGCAGACGTCACCTATGACGCGCCGACCGCCGAGTATCCGTTCGTCTATCGCGTCTACGTCGCGATGAACAGCCCGCTGGTGACGAACGACATTCCCGGCTCGGTGATCGAAGCGCTCAAGGCGGCGGCAAAGAAGGATCGCACGCGGCCCAAGCGTGGCGCATCCGACATCTGGGACAAGCAGAACCGCACGCTACGCGAGTGGGTCGCGAACCTGACCGACCCGAACAACACCAGCGCCGCCTATGTCTGGACGAGCATCCCCGACAAGGTGACCGACGTGTTCCGCTCGCTGGGTTACGACGGAATCATCGACGAAAGCGGGAAGGGCGGCGGCACGGTTCACCCCGTCTACATCCCGTTCGAGGAAACGCAGGTAAAGTCCGCGATCGGCAACAACGGTCGATTCGACCGGACGAAAAACGACATCCTGAAGCAGTCAGCGAACCAAGGTGCGCGAGACAAATTGCGCGCATTGGTTGATGCCGTAGGATCGGCAACCAATGAAAACCAGGTGGTGGCTATCGGGCCTGTTCCGCAGTGGGAAGTTGCCGAAGCGCGCGAGCGAGCGGGACTGAACATTGCGGGATTCAGTCACGCCGTGGACCTGTACGCGGTACGCCATACGCTGAACCAGCATGGGGACGAAGCTAAAGAAGCAAGCCGCGGGCAGATCGCAGTTACATCCGCCGACATCGAGTTGATCCCAGATGCAGTGCTTTTCCCAGATGCGGTCATCTACGGTGCAAAAAACAATCGCGGCCAAGATCTTATCGCTTCGATAAGGGTTCTTGATGACGGTAGTTTGCTGGTCGTTGAAGAGGTTAGGACAGGGCAGCGCAGTTTGGCGTTGGCGAGCGTGAGAAAGGTGCCCGCCGCGAGAGATTTCGATTCCGTTGCCAGAACCCTGCTCTCCAACGCCCGAAGCGACGGCGGGACAGATCTGATTGTAGTGCGCCACAAAGAGTTTCGGCAAGCTGGAGACGAAGCCCCTCGCGGCACCTTCTCACCCTCGCAGTTGCTGATCGTCCTCAAAGAGGGCGCAGACCTAAGCACCGTTTTGCACGAAGGCGCCCACTTCTACCTCGAGGTACTGGCCGACCTCGCCTCGCAGCCCGGCGCCCCGCAGCAGATTGCGGACGACGTGCAGACCTTCCTGTCGTGGTCGGGCGTGCCGGATCTGGCGACGTGGCAGGCGATGGATCTGGAGGGCAAGAGGCCGCACCACGAAAAGTGGGCCGAGGCGTTCGAGGCGTACCTGTTCGAGGGCAAGGCGCCCAACGCCGAGATACAGGGCGTCTTCCGTCGCTTCCGCGCGTGGATGGTTCACACCTACAAGTCCCTGAAGCAGTTCCTGGCCGGCAAGGGCTTCGAAGTCTCGCCCGAGATCCGCGCCGTGTTCGACCGCCTGGTCGCCACCGACGAGCAGATCCGCGCCGCCGAGGAGCGTGCGGGGATGGTGCCGGATGACGAGGCCACCAGCCAGGCCATCGAGGAGCTCGATGCAAAGAGCCTGCGCGATCTGAAGTGGTCGCGCGATGCCCGTGGGAAGGCGCTCAGGAAGCTCCAGCGCGAGGCACAGGACGCGCGGAAGAAGGTCTATGCCGAGGTACGGGCCGAGGTCGAAGCATCGCCTGTAGAGCAAGCCAGGGCGTTCCTGCGGGATTCCAACCGCATGTCGCCGGAGGACAAGGACGCCCTGAAGCGCTGGAAGGAGCGCCGCGAGGCCGAGCGGGAGCGGGCGGCAGAGGCTGCGCGGAAAGCGATCCTCGCGGACCCTGCGCTAGCCGACGCTACGCCGTTCCAGCGGATGCGCGCGGTGTCCTCTGCCCGGCGGCAGGTGACCAACCAGGCCGACGCCGCGGTGCTGGAGTGGGAGACCGCGAACCCGCGCCCGGTGGCGAAGCTGCCCGAGGTGCAGATGGATGCCGTGGCGGATCGCTTCGGCTTCTCGTCCGGTGACCACCTGCAGATCGCCCTGAAGGAGACCCCGCCGGCGAAGGAGCAGATCGAGCGCCTGGCCGAACAGCGGATGCTGGAGCGGCACGGGGAACTGACCGACGCCGAGGCTATGGAGCGGGCGGCGGACGAGGCCGTCCACAACGAGGCCCGGGCACGGGCGATCGCTGCCGAGCTCACCGCGCAGGAGAAGGCGCTGGGCGAGCGGGAGGTGGTGGGCACGAACGCCGCCGGCCGGCGGATGACCCGCAACGTCCTGCTGCACGCCGCGAAGCAGTTCGCCGCGCAGACGGTCGCCATGAAGAAGGTGATCGACCTGAAGCGCGCCACGCAGCAGCACCGGGCGGCCGAGGCAAAGGCGGCGCAGAAGGCCGGCGCGTCCACGAAAAAGGCGAAGACCGCCGAGGCGATCCAGGCGCGGAAGGATCAGCTGCTGCACAACCAACTGGTCGCCGCCCTGCTCGAGGCGCAGACCGAGGTGGACGGGCTGGTCCGCTACCTGAAGAAGTTCGACAGGGAGGGCATCCGCGCGAAGGTCGATCCCGAGTACCTGCAGCAGATCGACGCCCTGCTCGAGGCGGTGGATCTGCGCAAGTCCACCAGCGGCGCTGACATCGCCCGCCGGCAGTCGATGCAGGCGTGGATCGAGGAGCAGAAGGCGCAGGGTCTGGACCCGATCCTCGACGCGGACATGCTCGAGCAGCTGCGCCGCACCTCGTTCAAGGAGATGACTGTCGAGCAACTGCGCGGCCTGACCGACGCGGTGGCGAACATCGAGCACCTCGGGCGGGTGAAGCACCGCCTGCTGACGGCGCAGAAGCAGGCCGCCTTCGAGGCGACGGTGGCCGAGATTTCCAACAGCATCGCCGACAACGCCAAGGGCGAGATCGCGCAGCCGTTCGAGACGCCGACCGAGGGCGTGCTGTCGTGGTGGAAGAAGTTCAAGGCCGAGCACCGCAAGCTCGCCTCGCTGTGGCGCCAGATGGACGGCGGCAACGAGCACGGCATCCTGTGGAACACGCTGGGCCGCGGGATGCAGGAGCGCGGCACCGACGAGGCCGTGCGGATCGAGAAGGCCACCGAGGAGATGCTGCGGCTGATGAAGCCGATCCTGGCGCTGCCGGGTGGCTTTGAGGGCGGCAAGGTCTACATCCGCAGCCTGGGCACGTCTGTGTCCCGGCAGGGCCGCATCGCGGTGATGCTGAACGCCGGCAACGCCACCAACCGCCAGCGCCTCGACGACGGCAACGGTGTCGGGGAAGCGCAGATCGAGGAGATCGCGCGGACCCTGTCGCCGGCTGAACTGCAGTTCGTCAACGACGTGTGGGAGTACATCGATTCCTTCTGGCCGGAAGTGAAGGCGAAGCAGGAGCGGGTCAGCGGTGTCGCCGAGAAGAAGGTCGAGGCCGTGCCCTTCGAGGTCACCGCGGCGGACGGCTCGCGGGTGCGGATGCGTGGGGGCTACTACCCGCTGAAGTACGACGCCACGCGCAACGACCGCGCCAGCGCGCAGCAGGCAGCGCAGGTGGCCGAGGAGATGAAGCGCGGCGCCTTCACCCGGGCGACTACCCGGCGCGGGCACACGAAGGCGCGCGTGGACACGCTGAAGCGCGCGGTGCGCCTCGACCTTGGCGTGATCCCTGCCCACGTCAACGAGGTGGTGCATGACCTGGTGTGGCATGAGTGGCTGATCGACGCCAACCGCCTGATGTCCGCGGAGGCGATCACGACCACCATCCGCGCGCACTACGGGCACGAAGTGCTGGCTGTCATCAAGGACTCGCTGGACGGCATCGCCACGGGCGACGTGCAGACGATGACCTCGGTCGACAACGCGATGCAGTTCCTGCGGAACAACATCTCGCGCTCGGTGATGGGCTTCTCGATGACCACGGCGCTGCTGCAGCCCTTCGGCGTGCTGCAGTCGATCCCGCGCATCGGGGCGGCGAACGTGTTGCGCGGCTTCAAGCGCTGGGCGGGGAATCCCCTCGGCGCCTACGCGCAGATTTCCGAGAAATCGGAGTTCATGCGCCTGCGCCAGAAGACGATGAACCGCGAACTGTTCGAGATCCAGAACAAGCTGAAGGCGAAGAGCAAGGCGGCCGAGGTGCTCGACACCGGCCTGTTCCTCGCCATGCGGAAGATGCAGGCGCTGGCCGACATCCCGACGTGGTTCGGCGAGTACGAGAAGGTGCTCGCGGAGACCGGCGACGAGGCCGAGGCGGTGGCCCAGGCCGATCGCGCCGTGCTGGAGTCCCAGGGGGGCGGACAGACGAAAGACCTGGCGCCCGTGCAGCGGCATCACCCGATGCTGTCGATGTTCTACAGCTACTTCAACGCCACGCTGCAATTGGCGGTGGAGAAGACCGGCGAGACGAATTTCCGCAACCCGCGCGCAGTGGCCGGTTGGATCTCGGACATGGCGCTACTGTTCGTGGCGTCCGCGCTGGGGCCGGCGCTGGTGCTGGCGATGGCCCGCGGTGACGACAACGAGCCCGAGGATCTGGCGAAGAAGCTCGCGCAGGCCCAGGCCAGCTACCTGCTGGGGATGCTGGTCGGCGTGCGCGAACTGAGCGGCGTGGTCTCGGGCTACGACTACTCAGGGCCGCCCGTGGGGCGCGCTGTGGCGGACATCGGGAAGGCGGGCCAGCAGACGGCGCAGGGCGAGGTGGACGAGGCGCTGGTGCTCTCCTACATCCGCCTTCTGGGCTCGCTGTTCGGCCTGCCGGTGACGCAGCTGATCAGAAGCTACCGCGGCTGGCAGGCGTGGGAGAACGGAGACGCGGGGCCGGGAGCGATCCTGCTCGGGCCGCCGCCGAAAGACTGACCGGAGGATTGAGCGATGACCCTTTCGACGACGACGAGCCGCATCGAGTACGTGGGCAACGGGGTCACGACGACCTTCTCATTCCCCTACTACTTCCTGTCGAGCTCCGACCTGGCGGTGTATCAGGGCACGACCCTGAAGACGCTGACCACGCACTACACGGTCACGGGCGCGGGCAGTCCCTCGGGCGGCAGCGTGGTGTTCGTGACCGCCCCGGCGGTGGACGACACGGTCGTGATCCTTCGCGACCCGGCGCTCACGCAGGCGACTGACTACACGCCGAACGACGCATTCCCCGCCTCGTCGCATGAGACTGCTCTCGACCGCATCGTGATGGGCCTGCAGCGCCTGCGCTCGCAGATCACCCGCGCCGTGCGTCAGCCTGACAGCGCCGTGGGTACTGTTGACCTGACGCTGCCGGCCACGCTGACGCCCGACAGTTTCCTGATGATCAACGGCGACGGGAACGGGCTCTCGCTTGGCGCGCAGGAGTCTTACGCAGGCGCGGTGCAGTACGTGCAGAGTGGCACCGGCGCAGTGTCCCGGCTGGCCCAGGCGAAGGCGCGGGAGTGGATCTCCTACGCCGACTTCGGCGCGGTCGGCGACGGCGTGACTGACGATTCCGCGGCGATTGCGCTGGCGGTTGCGTATGCCACGTCGCTGAACGACGGAATCACTTCGGAGGGGTCCGCCATCGAGGTGCGCGGCATTGGCCTTTCCGGCAACACCTTCGCACTCGGCAGCACGGTGACGCTGGAGGGCGAGGGACTTACCTACAGCGGTGGCACCTACTACGCCATCGACGGCACGTGGGATGACACGCCGCTGATCGTGCTGGCCTCGGGCCAGAGCAACATGCGCGGCAATCCCGGCTCGACCGGCGGCACGTTCCCGAGCAACACGCAGGTGTACGCCTGGCTGGCGACGGTTTCTGGTGGAGCAGGGTCGTGGATCCAGAACCCCGACTTCGAGAACGTGACCTACTACGTGGCAGGCTCGACGGTTTCGCTGGGTGGTGGCGTCAACTGCCCGGCGCTTGCGTTCGCGCACCGCCTGCAGGAGGCATCGAACCGCCCCATCCGGTTGGTGATCGAGTGCAAGGGCAACCAGAACATCTCGGAGTGGATCGACCTCGGCACGTCGAGCGCCCGCTACGCTGCGCTGAAAACGCAACTCGAGGCCGCGCTGGCGGCTATCAGTTCGACGGCGGATGTCGATGTGTTCCTGTGGCAGCAGGGCGAGAACAACAGCGCCGACACCGCGAACCAGTACGAGACCAAGCTCGGCAGCCTGTTCACGCTGCTCGAGGCCGAGGCGTGGTGGTCGGTCGCAAACACCGCCGTGATTCTCGGCGAGTTGTTCGACGGGAATGCGGCCTATGACGAAAACACCACCGGCATCCACCAGTACTGGCTCGACAACCCGGGCATGACGATGTGGGCCGAGTCCGCCGGGCTGACCGATGCCGGAGACACGATTCACTTTGACGGCGCATCGCTGTTCGAGTTGGGATACCGCCGCTACTTTGATGCGCTGCAGCGTACCGAGAAGGCGTGGTGCTCTCCGCTGATCGAGATCGCCTCGCCCTCGGTGAAACTGTCCAACGCGATCGTGTTCAGCAACCGCAAGTGCGCGGGCGTGCTGTCGAGCAGCAGCGCAGTGAACATCGAGGGCTGCGAAATCATCAGCGCCCTGTGCTACTCCGCGAGGCTGGATGCCGGCGACACGTGGGTGCGCAATTGCCTGATGACCGGCCTGCGCAACGGCGATGCGCTTTTCTCCGACCAGGACAACTGGACCGCACGTGGGCTGTGGAACCACCACGTGGACAACAAAATCGTCAACAACATCATCCGCTGGCACTCGATCAACTTCTTCCACGACTACCAGGCGGGCACCTGCCTGTTCAGCGGGAACCACACCTACGCAGGCGGTTCGGGCCATCTGGTCGTGGACAATCCGCGCAACATGGATCTGCGCAGTGGCGGCATCGTCGTGACGGGATGCTACATCGACAACGGGCGCGTGGACATCTTTGACCACAACGTCCGCATCAGCAATGTGGTCCTGCTGTGCAGCGCCAGCGATGTGTCGCTGGATCAGATGTTCGGCATCTTTGCGATGGGCGATTCGCAGCCGTACTGGATCTGGGTCACCGATGTGGTCGCTGTCAGCAGCACCCTCACCAATGGCACGGTGCCCATTGTCCAGTTCCTGCCTTACGCCTCGCAGACATGGGGGCCGAACTACACCAAGGCAAACGCGCTGGCGCCCTACGACGTGCGCGTCGTCGGCAGGCACACGGTTATCTCGAACTCCAGCAACATCGCGGTGATGAGATTCGTGTCAGGGAACTCCAGTTCCTACGGTGCCGCGCTGGAGCTTGCTGACGCTGACACGACAGACGTGGACGATCCGCCGCTGATGCGCTCGTCGGGCGACGGCTTGAGGCTGAAGGCCAAGGGCTCGGGCGACGTGCGGCTGGAGGCGGGCGGTGGCGATGAGGTTTTCGTCGAAGCCGGTGGGCTGCGTCCAATCGCTGCCGGCACGATGTCGCTCGGCAAGACGACAAACCGTTGGGCCTCGGGCTACATCAACGACATCGTGCAGTCCGGTGTGACCACGGGCGGCACGGGGTCTGCTGGCGCAGGCAAGCAGTACGTGACGATGAAGATCAACGGCACCACCTACAAACTGCTGTACGACACCTGATCGGAGGGACTCTCGAATGAAGACCGCACTGATCCACGCCGCCTTCGCGCTGGCGTTTCAACTGATCGTGGGACTCTCGACTGGCAACTGGTGGGCGGGCGCCGCGGGCGGGGCGCTGTTCTACCTCGGCCGCGAGCACGCGCAGAGGGAGTACAAGCTGACTGCTGGCGCGAGCGTGAAGGGTCTGCGCCCGTGGGATGGGATGGACATCGCAAACTGGAGCACCGACGCGAAGCTCGACCTGGCGGTTCCGGTGGCCGCAGTCCTCGCGGTGGCGGTCTACGTGGAGTACGCGCTATGACACTCGGCGATGCGCAGCGGAAGTTCACGCGCATGATCGCGCGGCTGATCGAACACGCCTACGAAGAGGGCTACGAGCTCACCTTCGGCGATGCTTACCGCGACCCGCGGGTGCACGGGGCGAGCGGCGAGAAGCTGGCGAACAGCTACAGCGCCGCCTACAGCTGCCACAAGCTGCGCCTGGCCGTCGATTTGAATCTGTTCAAGGATGGGAAGTACCTCACCACCGACGAGGCCCACGCGCCGCTGAAGGACTTCTGGGAGTCGATCGGCGGTGGCCGGCGGATCCCCGGAGACGCAAACCACTACAGCCTCGAGTGGGAAGGCCGGAGGTGAAGGACGTGATCATCATCGCGCTGATGCTGGGTGCCTTCGCTGCCGTGCTCTGGCTGGCGGACCTGCTGTGATCGACCAGGTGCTCACGATCGTTGTGAGCATGGGCATGTCGGCTCTGGGCACGGTCGTGGTGTTGAAGGCGAACATGGCCTGGCACAAGGAGAAGCTCGACCGCCACAGCGAGTCGCTGGCCCGGGCCTTCGCCCAGATCGAGGAGCTCCGCGCCGAAGGGATCGCAAAGCACGACGACCAGCAGCGCGAGATCCACCGCCTTGAGATCGAAATCGTCAGAGCGAGGAGGCCAGAATGATCATCGAAACGCTCCTGCCCGCCATCATTGGCATTGTGGACAAGGTCATCCCAGACCCCGCAGCCAAGGCCGCGGCGCAACTCGAGGTGCTGAAGCTCCAGCAGGCCGGCGAGTTCAAGCAGATCGACAACGACCTGCAGATCATGCTGGCACAGACCCGCATCAACGAGGCCGAGGCAAGCTCGCCGGATGGCTTCCGAGGCGGCTGGCGACCGGCGGTGGGCTGGGTGTGCGTGGCGGGCATGTGCTACACCTACCTCGGCCAGCCCCTGCTCGCCTGGCTGTCGGGCATCCAAGGCTGGGCCGTGCCCCCGGCAATCGACACTTGGGATCTGCTGGTGATGCTCGGCGGCATGTTGGGCTTCGGAGGGATGCGCTCGTTCGAGCGGATCAAGGGGAAGGCGTGATCCATCCCCACTTTTTCCCCACTTGGTGTGCGCGGCAATGCGCAAGGATGAGCGCCGCACTGGTAAGTGTTTGAAATGTCAGGGCGCGAATGAGCACAGTCGCGCACCTGAATGATACCGTGAGGGTTCGAATCTCACCCCTCCCTGCCGCTGAGCGCCCAGATAACCCAAAATTCCGCGATATACGGCCCCGCGTCACCGGGGCTTCCCACAAAAATCGCCACGGCGGCGAGAAGCAGACACATCAGCATTCCGATTGTCCTCATGCTCACCCCCTGCCGCTGAGTGCTGCTTCGATTGCGTTGTAGGCTTCGTCGTACAGCCCCGGCGCGCTTTCGTTCGCGTGAGCAAGAGCGAGAATCGCCTTACGGCTCGCCGCCTCCAGTTCCGCGATCCTGCGGCGCAACGCATAGGTTTCGCTCGCTACATCGTAGAGCGCAGCGTTCTGTGCCTCCAGTTCCGCGATCCTCTGGCGCAGTCTTGCAACCCCTTCAGCGTTTGCCGTCTGGAGCGCGGGGAAACCGCAGCGGATGCACACCGCGTTTTCTTCCCGTTCGCGCAACGTAGCGTTCTCCGCGCGGAGGCGGTCGATCTCTGCCACCAGCGCGTCACAGTGTTCTTTCAATGCTTCAACGCCCATTGCTTCCCCCTACGGCACCGGCACCGGCACCGGAATCGCCAGACCGATCATCACGCCGATGAGGATCAGGCAGAAATCCCATGTGATGTCTCGCATGGTCACACCCCACACATCCCGTCGCACTCGTCCAAGAAACTGATCTGCCCGGCATCTTCCGCTGTGGATAGATCGACTTCCGGCAACGGCTTGCAGGATCGATGCATGTATTCCAGTTGCGTCATGCCGCGCACCGGACCGTTTATCCGCATTAGTCTGTCCACCTCGACCGCATCGGCCCAGGAATCGGGATCGTTGTCGCGGATGTCTCGCCATTGAGCGTCACTGTGATACGGGCAACCAACGCAGGATGATTTCGCTGGCATCGGATAGCCGTTGCGCTCCATCCACTTCAGACAATCCTGCCGAGACATGCGCGCTTCAATCAGGGGCCAGCGGTTATCTATGTAGCGATCCTGCGAGTATTTCAGCCGCTGGATTTCGTCCGTGCTGATCCCAATCCACTGCTGAACTGCCACCTCTTTCGGGCCGCGCTCGCCTTTCCCAAGCCCGATCAGTTCGCGCACCTTCTGGCGGATGGGCTGGATCTTGTATTCACTGGTGCATTGCCTCCGACCCATGCCACCGCCATCGGTGAAGTACGGCACCGAAGCAAAGCGCCCGCCGGTCGTGTTCTGCTTGGCAATCACCGCCTCGCGCACGCTGCCT